AATGATGGTTCAGGTGCATTCTCAAAGAAGGTGCTTACTCCAAAGCGCATCACAGCAAAGTACCCAATCTCTCTTCAGTTGCTTGCACAGGATTCAATTGGTGTAGAGAATGCAGTTCGTCAGGAGATTGCTAATGCTCTCTATTCAAAACTTGAAGAAACTCTTCTTGGTAGTGCAAGTGGAAACACAGAGGTTCCAGCAGGTATTTTCTATGGTGTGACTCCAACTACTATTGATGCATTCTCAGGCATCACAGCACTTGAGGCAGGTCTTGAGACCAACAATGTTGAGGGTAACATTAAGTACATCCTTTCACCTCTCGCAAAGGCAGGTCTTCGAAACATGCCAAAGTCAAGCAAGTCTACAGAACTTGTAATGCAGAATGGTGAAATTGACGGTACACCTGCTATCTCTACTTCAAACATTTCAGGTAAGAAGTTTGTTGTTGGTGACTTCTCAAATATGGTCATTGCAACTTGGGACAATGTAGAAATTGATGTTGTAAGGGATGTAGCATCAGTTGGTAATGGCGTAGTTACAATTGTTGTAAATGCATTCGCTGACGGTGCTATTGTACGTCCAGAGGGCTTCAAGTTCGGTCAGTTGGCATAAGCCTATTACTCATAAGGGAGGAGAAATTCTTCTCCCTTTTTTTTCAAAAACAGCACAATGGAAGAACTCAGATTCATAGATAGTATTGATATAATAAAACAGCACCTCAACATCCTGTATGAGACAGTTCCCTTGGATGGAGAGGAAAGCGGTAGCACATATCAATTTTCATCAGAGGATAACTACCTCACAATGCTGTGGAATGCTTGCCTAGATGCTGTAGAAAAATACATTGATGATAGTCTTGATGACATAGCCACAGCCTACTCAGGAAGCCTGCCAACAAGCCTAATCCAAGCAACATTACTCTTGGTAGGAAATTACTACAATACAAGGGAGTCAAACACTTATGCAAGTGTAAAGGAAGTGCCACATGGCTTTACTTTCCTATGTGACCTTTGGAGAAACTACGCAGGAAACCAAAGGACAGCCCAAGAGGTTATCAATGAGTTGACCGCAAGAGTTGAAGCCCTTGAAGAGTATGTTGAATTTGATAGGAACAAGGCTATTGAAAGCACAGATTCAATTGAGGCTACCACTACTGTATCAGGAATAACCACACTTGAAGTAACAACTCTTGATGGTGGTGAATATTAACATATTTAAACACTATCAAATATGAGCGCAGGACTTTATGATAAGGTGATAATAATCCAAAGACCGCAAACTATCAGAAATGAGTTTGGAGAGGCTGAAACACAGTATGTGGACAAGTATAAGGTAAGGGCAAGGATAGTCCATCAGAAAGGCTCTTTGGGGGCAATAAATGAGGAAATCCAACATGTCTATACCAAGACTATTGAAATGTACAGGTTCATAGATGTCAAAGATACTGATTACCTCAAATTTGACGACCACCAATGGAGAATCTTAGACCTTGATGACAGCAGGGAAAGAGGAAACAAAACCTTGGTAGTTGAAATTGTAAATGATTGATACTGATATGAGCACAGAATCAAAGTTCAATACAAAAGAGATATTGGAGAAGTTCTCAAAAATGGAATACTCCAAGGTCAATGACAAGTTCAGAGGAGTGCTCAAGAAATCAGTGGAAACTCTCAAACAAGCAACCCTCCAAAACTTGAAGGCTACAGGGTTAAACATTACATCACCTGTAAAGAAAACATACAAGGGTCAGACTTACAAATACACTCCTTTAAAGAGTGGAGTCCAAGGAGAAGTCAGCATTGATGGAACTGAAGGAAGAGTAAGAATTGCCTCTGCCACAAGGAAAGGATATGGACTCTTTGATGGTGAAGGAAACTTTGCCTTGAAGTGGTTTGAAGGGGGAACAAAGGAGAGGTTTAAGAAAGGAAAAGGCTACACAACAAAGGCTAATTCCAACAGTTCACAAGGAGGCTCAAGGAAACATAGAAACAAAGGTGCTTCAACAGGTAAGTTAAAGGGTTATCACTTCTTCTCAAAAGCAATAGAATCCACAGCGGAGGAAATAAACAAGCAGATAGAAGAGGATGTGAACAAGATAATAAATGACATCATGGACAGCGAATGAGTACAGGTTTAAGCATATCAAAAAACATCTACTCAATCCTTAGCGGAGATACACAATTGTCAGGCACTACGCTATATCCAATAGTAGCACCTGAAGAGGTGAAATATCCATATTTAGTGTACAAGAGGACTGATATTGAACCCATATACGCAAAGAATGTGATATGTGGGGACAAGGCAAGGATTGAGATTAACATAGTTTCCGACAAGTACTCTCAGACAGTCTCAATTGCTGAAAGGGTGAGAGAACTTTTGGAATATAGGAAAGATAACTTCTTCAAGGAAGTGTTTCTGAAAAGTGCAGAAGAAGGATGGAATGATTTTGGATACTTTCAAACTATCACTTTTGACACTATGACTTTTAGGGAAATATAATCTAATTAATTAAAAACATAATATATTATGGTAAACTACATGGGAGAGGAACTTCAAATTTTCTTCGGAAGTGGAAGTTCAGCAACTGTTATAGCATGTTCAACTTCATGCTCAGTAAATGTTAACGCAGACACTATTGACACTTCTTGTAAGGACAGTGGTCGCTACGGGTCAAATATCCCAGGCAAGATTTCTTGGGATATTTCAACTGATGCACTTTTCACAATTCCTGCCAATGGTGACACTCGCTATGGGTATACAAAACTAATGGATGCACTTATCAGTGGTGAGAAACTTAGGGTGTCTTGGGGTTCTGTAAAGGACTACGCAACTTACAATTCTGCATCTTATCAGGCTGATGAGGACGGACATGTCTTCAATTCTTCAAATATTCAGAAGAACAATGATGACCTCTATTGGGGCTATGCAACAGTTGGTTCTTTGCAGTTGAGTGCTGATAACGGTAGTTTGAGCAGTTATAGCGTAACTCTGAATGGTGTCGGCAAGATTAACAAGAGCGGTGTTCAGGCAGGTGAGTAAACCATCTTTCTAACTTAAAATTCTTCATATTAGGTGTGAGTCTTCAAAAGGACTTGCACCTTTTTTGTTTACAAAAAACCCAAACAGAGAAAAACATTAAAATTTCATCAACACTTCTAACTTGAAAAGAGTAATTTTGTAGCAAAAACAAGGGACATGGAAGAATATTGGAAGAATACACAGTTGGAGAGTTATCCAAATGAGGAATGGAGAGACATCCCAAACTATGAAGGATTGTACATGGTATCCTCAATGGGACGTATTAAAAGTCTTGAGAGACAAGTGTGGTGTGAACATAATCAATGTTATCATACAATAAAGGAAAAGATAAGAAAACAACCATTAGATAGTAAAGGTTATCCAAAATTAACGCTTTCAAGCAATGGTATAAAGAAAACCGCAAAAGTGCATTTTTTGGTTAGCCAAGTCTTTATACCCAATCCTGAAAACAAACCACAAATAGACCACATCAATACAATAAGGACAGACAACAGAGTTGAGAATTTGAGGTGGTGTACACAGAAAGAAAACCAAAACAATCCGCTAACAAGAAAACATTTATCAGAATGCCAGAAAGGAGAAAAAGGTCCAGGTTGGGGTAAAACAGGAAAAGAACATGTATGTTCAGTCCCAATAGTTCAATTAACTTTAAAAGGTGAATTTATAAGATGTTGGGATGCTTTGGCAGATGTGTATAGGGGATTAGGGATTCGGCAATCTAATATTTGCCAGACTCTTAAAGGCAAAAGACATTCAGCAGGTGGCTACAGATGGGTTTACCTTTCAGAATACAAAGGAGCGTAAGAAAAATCTTACGCTCTTTTTTCTTTTTTATACTATTTATATATTTATATATGTAATTAATTAAACCAAATTATTATGAAGATTTCAGTTAAAGATGAACAAATTGAACTCAAAAAGACTCTTAGGTCACTTTTGTTGTTTGAGTCAATTACTGACCGTCCATTTTCAGTAAACACAACTACAGATGTTCTTTCGTATTTCTATTGTGTAGTTCTCGCTTCAAAACCAGACATAGAGTTAAGTTTTGAGGATTTTATTGAGATACTTGATGAACAGCCAAACTTGCTACAGGACTTTCAGAATTGGCTTATCAAGAGTAATGAAATCCAAGGAAGTATATCAAAAAAAAAGACAACAAAGGCAAAGGTGAAACCTTAACTATCAAGGATGCCATGACTATAATCTGTCTTGAATACAAGGCTGTGACTGTAGACTATTTCCTTGATAAGATGCAGTTCTATGAGTTGGATATTCTTCTTGAGAACCTTAATTATTGTGTGAGGTCAGATTGGGAAATGACACGTAACATCATGTGGAGCAACTTAGCACCAATGAGCAAGAAGAGGATAAAACCCAAGGATGTTCTTGAGTTACCTTTTGACACGCCAAAGCAAGTCAAACTCCCAAAGCAAGAAGTCACTCAGGCTACTGTAGAAAAAGCAATGGCTCTCGCTCAGAAGAGAAAAGAAGTTCTCCTAAAGAGTGGGGCACTAAACTAAAATCAAATAAAAACACACAATGAGTAATAATTTAGTTCAGACCATAAGTCTCAAGGATAATGGTTATTCCCAAGGAGTTAAATCCGCAAAGCAAGCCTTACAGGAATTGGGTAAGCAAAATGGAGTTGTCAACAACTCTTTCAGAAATACCTCAAAGGAACTCAATTCAGCAAAGAAGTTCTATGGTCAATTAAAGACAGAATATGATAGGTTGTCGGAGGATGCCAAGAGGTCAGAATTTGGCAAAGCAATGCACGCTCAAATTGAACAGACCAAGGCAGACCTCAAATCCCTCTATGAGCAAACTGCAAGGACAAGGAAGGAACTTGCAGATATGCAAGAACAAGCCAACAAGAAGGTTAATGGCGGTGGTAAGTCATCATCCTTTGACCTTGGTGGTATGCTTGGTGGTGGAGCAAAGGGAATACTCAAAAAAGCAGGTACAATTGGACTTGCAATAGGTGCTATTGATACTCTCAAATCAGCAATTGCAGACAACATTAACTATGCAAAGGACTTTGAGAAGGCTTCAAGTGGTGTGAAAGCCTTGACAGGTGCAAGTGAGGATACCATGAAGAAGTTCAAGCAATATGCTATTGACCTTGGTGGAACTACTACACAGACAGCCTCACAAGTAATGGATGCCTTTGGCATGATTGGCAGTCAGTCACCAGAATTACTCAAGTCCGCAGACTCTCTTGCAAAGGTAACAAAAAATGCTATCATATTGAGTGAGGCTGCAGGAATTGACCTTGCGGATGCTTCTAAGGCTCTTACAGGCATTCTCAATCAGTTTGGAATCTCTGCCAACAAGTCAAAGGATATTATCAATATGCTTGCAGCGGCCTCTCAACAAGGTGCAGGTAATATTGAATATCTTAATGGTGCAATAAAGAATTGCGGTAGTGTTGCAGGCGCTTTAAACATTCAAGTTAATGAGGTTATAGGAGAATTAGAAATGCTTGCACAAGCAGGTGTGGACAGTTCTTCAGCAGGTAACAACCTCAAGAACATAATGCTGATACTTGAGCAATCAACAGACAGAAAACTCAAGCCTTCAGTTGTGGGTCTTACACAAGCACTTGTCAACCTCAGCAAGATGCAGAAATCTTCTGTTGAACTTACAAAAATGTTTGGTAAGGAAAATGTTGCCTCAGCACTTTCTCTTATCAAAAATGCAGAGGGTGCTAAGAAGATGTCTGAGGCTATCACAGGCACAAACACCGCAATTGAGCAACAAAAGATAAACAATGACAACTTGGAAGGTAGCCTAAAGAATCTCTCTTCCAAGTGGGAGGCTTTTAACCTTTCAATCAATCAGTCAAATGGAAACCTGAAGGAAACAATAGACCTTATTGCTGACCTTGTTGAATGGTTCACCAAACTCAACAACATCCCAACCACAATTGGCGGAAAGGAAGTTGAAAAGATAAACAAGCAATATGGCGGTGCCAATGCCTATCAAGAAAAGGCAAGCAGGGGAGAGCAAATCAAGGCCTATAACCTTAGAAAGAAGGCTATTGAAGCAGAGTACAAGGAGGCAGACAGACTTTATAAAGAGTATCAAAAGGGTGCAAAGGATGCCAAGAGGGGAAAGGCTGTACAACAACAGCAGGCAGCACTTGCAACAGGACAACTCTTGAAGAGAAATGCCCTCAAGGTAGAATTGGATGCCTACATCAAGTCAGGCAAGGATTTCTTCTATCCAACAAAGAACACTCCAACCAAGACTACCACCACAACCACTGATACCACAACTGACAAGGAGAAGAAAGCAAAGCAAACCTATGATGAAAAAATAAGTCAGATTGAGGCTGAATTGGCAATCGGTCATATCACTGAGAAAAAGGCTGTTGAAGAGAAAATATCTGCCATCAATCAATATATCAGTGCCTTAACTTCAACAACAGTGTCAGCCAAGAAGAATAAGGCTTTACTTGATAAACTTTCAGCAAAGCAGAAGGCACTTGAAAAGGAACTTGTAATTCTTACTGAACAGGAGGCAGATGCAAAGGCAGTCCAAGATGCTGATAAGAACTATGTAACCACAATTGCTAAACTCAACAGAGCAAGGGAAAACAAGTGGATTTCAGAAACAGATTATCAGAATCAGTATATCAGTGCAATAAGAGACTTGATTAAGGGCTATCAGAAAGTTACCAACATGTCAGAAGATATGGTTAAGGTAATTGGAGAGAAGCAGAAGGAAATCAAGGACTTTGAGTTGAAACAATCACAGAACAAGGCTATAACGCAGTATCTTGCAAGTGCAAGGGATATTGACAGGATATACAATGATGGAAGCCCTGAAAGGCAAGCACCTACAAACTCAGCATACAAAGCACATGAGACCGCATATATCAATCTTACTCAAAAGGCAAAGAGCATAGACTTTGATAACATCCTCTCAAATCCTGACTACAAGCCAACACAAGCAGACCTTGATTGGCTGAAAGACTACAAGCAGTATTTAAAAGATAATGTTAACTTACTTGGTCAGATGTATGAGGATGTGCAAGACTTGGACAGTGCTGTTAAACATGCTAAAAAAATTACGCTTGTGTATGACATCCAAACTGACATTGACAACATTTTGGAAGGAAACAGTACTGAACAAGTGTCTGATTTGGTCAAGAAGTATAAGGAAGACCTCAAGAGCATTGATTTTGAGTTAGAATTTGATGAAAATGAGTTCTTGGATAAAATAAAAGAACTTGGCACACAAACTGCAATTCCAATTCACATAGAGCCAACTTATGATACTGTTGATGAACTATCAGAAATAGTTGAGAAGTTTGCCCCTGATACCCCTGATTACAAGGCACTGAAAGGCTTTAAGAAAAAGTTTGATAAGGACATTGAGAACTTGTTAAACTATGTCAACAATTGGCAATTCCCTGATGCTGAAACTGTCTTTGGGAAAGGTGATGCTTCAAACTTTTCAATTGTCAACAATCCTTCTTATTACAAGTTAAACAAGCAATATACAAAGTTTGACCAAGGACATGGTAGGCTCAATGACAATCTGATGGATGACCGCATCACTCAAAAGATGAATGAAGACCTTGACAAGTATCTCCAAAAATACAGAGATATTGAAGAGTTATATGTCAAGATGAGACAGGAGTCAGAGGAAAAAGGATTGGATTTCACATTTGAAAACTCTCAGATAGACCAAGAACTTTCAGACCTTGAATCAAGGATTGCAAGCCTTCATAGCCAAATTCAAGACCGCCTTACTTTCCAATTAAGAATTGAAGGTGCTCAAGATGCTCTTGATGGATTAGGTGGCTTTGCTAATATTGGGGCTTCGCTTGCTTCACTTCCTGATACTCTTGACAATATATCAGATTCATCAAATGATGCAGCAGCGGCATTCCAATACTTTGGTGTGATTGTAGGCTCAATCCAAGACATCATAGATGCTATCAAAATCAGCATGGAAGTCTATAAGGGTGTCCAAGATTTGCTTACAGCATCAACAGTTGCATCAGCACTTGGTTCAAAGGAAGATGCAGGGGCGAAAACTGCAGATATTGCAGTATCAGAAGCATCCACAGCAACCAAGACAACAGAGGCAGGTGCCAACAAGGCTCTTGAGGCATCAATCCTTGACTTGGCAGCAGCGGAAATCTTTGCAGCGCACGCCTCAATTCCATTCGCAGGTGTCCCAATAGCAACAAGCAATGTTGACGCAATGATGGGTACAATGGCTACTGTCCACGCTACTTCTGCAGGTCTCCAAGCATTTGCAAATGGTGGTATTGTAGGGGGTGATTCTTTCTCAGGAGACAAGACTCTGATAAGGGCAAACAAGGGAGAAATGATACTTAACAACCAACAGCAAGGTAATCTCTTTGCCCTCCTTGATGGAGTGGTTGGAACTAACCAAGGTGGCGGTAAGGTTAAGTTTGAGATTTCAGGTGACAACCTTGTGGGAGTATTGAACAATCACAGCAGAATGAAAAGTAAAGTAGGTAATAGATTGAGGTAATGAAGATAATTGGAACTTTCAAAGACCTTTATGAAAATGATATAACCCTTGAGATAGAGAACACCTCTGTCTCAGGGGAAACTGTATATATTGAGGATGATGGTGAACTGTATTTCAATGCGGATGAACCTATCAAAATCACAGACAATACAAGTAACTTGATGGATGTTCTATGCCTATCAAACATGACCATCAATTTTCACTCAAAAAACTACGCTGGAGACCTTTTCTATGGCAACAATGAACTATCAACCACAGTCAAGGTTTCAGGGGCTACAGGAGTCTTATTTGATGGAATTATAGACCCTCTCATGTTTAATCAAGACTACAATTCTTGGTATGATGAGTTTAGTGTTAACTGCATTGATAAATTAGCCACTCTTCAATTTAGAAAATACAAGAATATCAAGGATAAAGCCACCTATGAAGAGCAAGTAATGAGTGGTGGATTCAAGACCTTCCAAGAACTCTTGGTTGACATCTTACCAAGTGGCTCTACTATTTGGTATGACCAAAGTGTAAGTCTTCCAAGCATATCAACCACAAGAGTATTTGAGAACTTGAGAGTATCAGAATCAACATTCTTCGGGGATGATTATGATAGTGTATGGACAAATGACCAAGTTATCACAGAAATACTAAGGTATCTCAACCTACACATCAGACAGATAGGGTCAGATTTCTATGTATTCAATTGGCAGAATCAAAGCCTTACAGATTGGGTGAACATAGTCACATATGAGCATAAAACAATTGCTCACAACACCATCAATGTGACCGCAGAAAAGCATCACTCTGATGATACCAATGTGAGTGTTGAAGAGTCATTCAATCAAATAAAGGTGACATGTGAACTACAAGGTCAATCCACTGTTATAGAGAGTCCACTTGATGATTGCAGAAGCCTCTTCACAAACAAGCAAAAGTACATGACAGAGTACATAAGTGAAGGTGAAGGACATGATGCTTTTGATGCTTTTAGGGCAATGTTGAAGGGTGAAAAATCAAACTATGATGCAGCCAAGATTGTGGACTGGTATATGCAGGCACTCTATAACAAGTATTGGAAATTCTACTCAGCACAAGGTGAAGTGAATGAGTTATATGACCAAGATGACAATGGACAATACATCAACCAATGGAAACTCTCAGCAAGGCTAAAGGAAAAAAATATTGAACCTGCATTGATAGCCCTTGGAAGTGTAGAGTATGAAGGTGGACTGATTACTGATGACTCAAACAAGTCAAAGGTGTCAATGTCTAACTGTCTTGCAATCTCATTGAATGGTAACAAGGCAGACAATGCCAACCACATTCCAACAGAAGACCAAGTAAGAAGAAGAACACCCCTTGCAGAATACATCAGTCCACACTCAGCAAGTGTATTTTCACCTGTAGATGATTTGACTACCAATTACCTCTTGATTACAGGTAAGATGTGTTTTATCCCAATTCAAGCAGAGACAGCACCATACAGACAATGTGCAAGTGCAGCAAGCGGTAATACTTCAGCAAATGGACATTGGGAATATCCACCTGTCTATGTATGGGTAGTACCTGATGACCCTGAAGAGCAAGGCATGGGTGAATGGCAGATACTTTTGGATGAAGATGGTAATCCAATCTTAGATTATGATGCAGACCCAGTTTTTGTGAGGGATTCAGAAGATGATATAGTTTGGAATGACCTCTGGCATCATACTGTGCCTTCTGACAACAATGGAGATGGAAGGTACTACACAAGAAAGTGGTGGGCTTTCAAGTACCCTGGAGTTGCACAAGGTGAAGATGTATGGGTAGATGGTGGCTTACATCCAATGACAGCGGATAAGAGCAACCATGAACTTGAATATGAAGGCTCTACAAAGGGTGACAGCAATGATACTTGGTCAACACTTGAAGTACTTGACTGTGAGTTAATTATTGGTAATAAGAGGTGCATTTGGTACAATAACCAATTCCAATGGGTAGAACTTGGACAAGAGCCAACTGAAACCAATAGTGATGGTACAGAAACCACTGTGACAACATTCCCAATATCAGTGAATCCAAAGATAGGTGACAAGATTATAGGTGATGAATTTGATATTAAGAACACCCTCACAATTGAGGATAATGTCAATGAGGAAGGTACTGCAATCCCTATCAGAAAAGAAGACAACCTTAGTGGAAAAGTGATATTCCGCATAATAGGAGTTGTCAATAACCTATATAACTTTGTACACAAGCATAACCATAGAGAATGGATATTTTGGAAGTGCTCAAAGTGGGATGAAAATTACTACTATGTCCTATCTCACGCAGAGTCAATAATGATAAAAGACTTGAAGATGGAACTTGTATCAGATAATGCTGGTCAAGGAACAGAGTACAGGGAGAGTGGAGAAGAGTTGGTTTACCTCTCTACAGAGAATGACAAGTATATCAATATTAATGAGGATACCACTTTCAAAATCATCACACAGCCAACCACCATATACTGTCTTGAAAATGGCATAAGTACAGAGCCAAATATGAATGCTGTAATGTATCAAAATGGTGGATATGTCAACAAGGTAACAAGCCTCATCACTAATGAAATGGCACTGCCTGAAGAGCATTATGTTGCTCAATACTATGAAATGATGCATACCCCTAAAATAACTTTGGAAACAACCTTATATGATGATGGTGATATTAACTATCAAAATATTTATCATTATCCACCACTTAACAGGAACTTCCAAGTGATAAGCATAGAGAGAGATTTGGCAAATAAAACTGCAAAACTTAAATTGAGAGAAATATGATTTCAATCACATCATACGCAAAAGGAAAAAAGTCTTCATCATCATCAAGCAATGGTGGTGGAGGCTTTGCCAATACTGTCATCAAGAATACCAATGGTATATCCCCATTCTATCTTTGGGGACAATACATAGATGGCAGGGATAACATTAATGGAGACCTTATAAGCAATGGTACTATCAATGGTAATAAGTTGGTAGGCCCACAAGGTGACATTGACCTTATAAATGCACTATCAGAATATGTCAACTACATAAGCGGACATACAGCCATATTTGATAACCTATCAGGAGACACAGCACACTTCAATCAAGATGTCTTTGTAGGTGGTGACATTGATGTTGAGGGTGATACAAACATTGGAGGTGACACTGTAATTGAAGGTGACTTGAATGTTAGTGGAGACACGCATTTAACTAACCTTTGGACAGAGAATATAACCAACTCAGATACTATCAAAACTAAAAACCTTGAAGTATCAGGATTGGCTCACTTCTTCCAACTTGTAATTGATAGAATCAAGTCCGCAGGTGGTGCAATTCTCTTGACTCCTGCAGATGGATTTGAGACAGCACTTGTAGAAGAAGATGCAAGTGGCTATACCCTCTATTTCCATGCAAAGGATGGTGAGAAGCAGATAAGCAACATGTGGGAGGTCAATGACCAAGCAATCTGTCAAACCTTCAATGCAAGTACAGGTACTTCATACAATGTATCAAATACATACTATTGGGCATTGGTTACTGAAGTATCAGAACAGGCTGTAGAGAAGACAGTAAGCGGTGTCACAAATGAGTACCACTACATCAAGTTATCCAAGTCAGTATATGATGGTGAACTCAATCCAAAAATAGGTGATGAGATTGCCATGCTTGGAAGCAGGAATAGTGAAGACCCACAAAGGCAAAGTGCCATATATTTAAGTGCTTATGTAAGTCTTGACCAAGGACTCACAGCACCTTGTTTCGCTGAATATAAGGGGGTAAATGACTTCTCCCTTAGTTCTCACCGCCATAGTTACATTGATGCCACTGGAGCCTCTTTTTATGGGAATTTTCGCATAGATTCAAACACCACCATACAAGACTATGTAAACAGTGCCACAACAGAGGTAAGAAATGAGTTCAGATTTGATACAGAAGGGTTATACTCAAGGGTATCAAAAATGACCAATCCAAATATCCTGCCTGCAAATGGATGGACTGACCAAGATGATAAGGCACTCTTGCAAGAGGATGATGAGGAATTCATATTTGAAGAGCCACAGGAAGAATCCCTTGCAAAGGGTGGATTTTCAGAGGAAGTGGTGGATGAAGACTATATTGGAATACCACCTGTAATCTACTTGAATGCAGACACTTACACCTTTTCAACCTATTCCCATGTAAAGTATGAGGACATACAGTATGGACAAGCCAAGGATAACCTCAATCTTACCCTGCCTGTACAGACAGCCTTCATAAGTGGAGATACTTGGCATAATCAAGAAAGGGCAGTGACCACATTCATAGCACCAATCAATGGCTACTACAAGTTTGGAGCAAAATTGATGGATAATTCATATAAAGGAGACTATGAATGGGTGGAACCTGAAGATGAGGGAGGAAGTGGACATATTCCAAGTGAGGATAGTGCAATAACCACAACCATAGAAATATCAATGTCAAACAGCCATAAAATAACAGCAACAATAACTCCAAGTAACTTTGGGGGAACTGTGGTATGGTCATCAAGCAATCCAAGTGTGGCTACAATTGACCAACAGGGAAACCTCACCACAATTGGAAGCGGAACAACAACCATATCAGCCACAATTCCTGAACAGTATTGGAATGGAAAACATTATTTGGGAAGCAGTGACAACCTTGGTGTAACTGTACAAACTCCACAGATAAACTACACCCCAATTCCAAGTGGCTTTGAGGAAGGAGAAACACACAATCTTAGTGCAAGCACAGTGCCTGCAGGAGGAACATTAACATATACCTCAAGCAATCCAAGTGTAGCAAGTGTGGATAGTGATGGCATAGTCAGTGCATTGACAAGAGGCACAACAAACATCACAATCAATACAAGTGCTTACCCTGATAATGTTAATCATATTTACTATTCAAGTGCAAGCACAAGTGTAAGTGTTGAAGTTTTAAGGATACCTCTAACCGACAGTCCATATTTTGCCATCAAGTCTGTGAGTGGAAACCCAACTGTTACTGTGAACAAAAATGGAAGCCCAACAGGTAGTATGTCTTATAGGAAAAATGGAACAGGAAATTGGACAAACATCACAACCACTACAAGCATATCCACCCAAGAAGGTGACTATCTTGAGTTTAAGGGTAATATAGACAATCACGAAAGTGAAAACTACTACTTCTCTACAGATATTCCAAACAGTATAGAAGCAAGTGGCTATTTGATGGCATTGAACAAGAATACAGAAATTGATGCATCAAACAACACCATAGGTAGTGCGCATTTTTATCATCTCTTCAAGAATTGCGATGGACTCATAAGTGCCAAACATCTAAAAATGCCAATTGATACTTATGAAGACTGTTATTTTGCTATGTTTAGAAGTTGCACAAGCCTCACAACAGCCCCAGACTTACCATCAACAACATTAAAACGTGGTTGTTATTGGAGTATGTTCCGAGAATGTTCAAGTCTTGTCACAGCCCCAGCCTTACCAGCAACAACATTAAAAAGTTATTGTTACAGTTATATGTTTAATGGTTGCTCAAGCCTTGTCACAACACCATCAGTCTTACCAGCAACAACATTAAAAAGTTATTGTTACAGTGGTATGTTTGCAGGATGTTCAAGCCTTATCACACCACCAGTCTTATCAGCAACAACACTGATAGATTTTTGTTGTGAATACATGTTTAGTGGTTGCACAAGTCTCACAACAGCACCAGACTTATTAGCAACAAGAATGGAAAGATATTGCTACCAATACATGTTCAGCAATTGCTCAAGTCTCACAACAGCACCAGCCTTATCAGCAACAATACTTGACGAATATTGTTACCAATACATGTTTAGTGGTTGCACAAGCCTCACAACAGCCCCAGACTTACCATCAACAACATTAAAACTTGGTTGCTATAGCAATATGTTTAATGGTTGCTCAAGCCTTGTCACACCACCGCAACTTATAGCAACAACACTCACAGAGTATTGTTACAGTGGTATGTTTGCAGGATGTTCAAGCCTCATCCAAGCACCAGACTTACCATCAACAACATTGCTAAGTTATTGTTATGAAGGCATGTTTAGAGGTTGCAGTCGCCTCACAAGTCTAAGTGTAGGTTTTAATGAACTTAATGGTATCCTGCCAATTGACAGATGGCTAAGTGATGTATATACTCAAGGTACTCTCTACTGCCCAAGCAGTGCCACATATTCAGCAAGTGACCTTGGTCTTCCAAGCGGTTGGAGAATTGAAAACACCACAGAATATAATCCTTTAACTGATAGCGGATACTTTGTCATCAAGTCTGTGAGTGGAAACCCTACAGTTACTGTGAACAAAAATGGAAGCCCAACAGGTAGTATGTCTTATAGGAAAAATGGAACAGGAAATTGGACAAACATCACAACCACTACAAGCATATCCACCCAAGAAGGAGACTACCTTGAATTTAAGGGTGATATTATCAACTCCTCAGTAAGCAATTACTACACTTTCTCCACAGACATAGAAAACAGTATTGAGGCAGGTGGTTGGCTGATGGCACTTTCAAAGAATGGAGAGGTAGATGATACCAATAACACAATTGGGAACTCCAAATTTATGCGCTTATTTAGTGACTGTTCAGGACTTGTGAGTGCTCAACACCTAAAAATGGCGAGTGACACCTATGAAGAATGTTATAGTTATATGTTCTCATGGTGCACAAGCCTCACAACAGCCCCACAACTCCTCTCAACCACCTTGGCAGAGAATTGCTACATAAGTATGTTTGAAGGTTGCAGAAGTCTGACAAATGCCCCTGAACTCCCCGCAAAAATATTAGCCCCTTATTGCTACTACTGTATGTTCTTGGCTTGTGAAAGTTTAACAAATCTGTCTGTCAAGTTCTTGACTTCAAGTAATTTTGGCTACTATTTAGACGCTTGGCTAAGTGATGTATATACCCAAGGTACTCTCTATTGTCCAAGCAGTGCCACATATTCAGCAAGTGACCTTGGTCTTCCAAACACTTGGACACTATCAAAAACACTCTAACATAAATTTCCCCTTCTACCCACAATAGGAGGGGAAACTATTTATCAAAAAAGACATTTCATATGAATAAAATAATAAGACCAAAACTTGAAAAGGGAAATAAACCTTCAGGGTGGTCTCCTTGTTCAATATGGTCATCCTCTTTAATCAGACAAACAGCGGATGCAGTAACCATCCAAGTAGAACAAGAAATACAGGGACTATCAGGACTTACACAAAGGGTTGGAACTCTTGAAGTTACAGCATCAGCCATCACCCAAGAAGTTTCAGCACTATCAGCAACAACCACAGGCTTAACTCAGCAAGTGGGAAACCTCACTGTGCAGTCAGATTCCATATCAGCATCA